AGCTTTCCCAAGGGAAGGTTTTAAGATCCGTCCATATAGGTGCTGACTCCATGAGTCCCGCTTCCATTTTTGCAACCAAGTTCGCAATGGGGAAGGCTTCGATCTCACAAAGAGCGACTGACTGCATAGTTGGGATGACTCGTTTAAGTCCAAGTTCAATGCCTCCGTATCCTGCACAGAGTCCAATGTGTGTAATTGCTTTGGTAGTATCCACATCGTTGATTTGTTTTAGTTTTCTTCCTGCCACAATTTCAGTTTCAGCTTCTTCGCCAGTCCTATCACAGCATCCACCTCGTTCTCATCGGAGTTGTTGAAGCGGGTTTCGGTCTTGTACGCCACCCATTTTCCATCATCGCGGCGCATTGTCTTAATTCCCTTCTTCTCCTGCCACTTGAGGCGAGGTGAAAGCTCTTCTGGTAGGTCGTTAAATAGCAACTCCATACTTATTGGCTAGGCGTTTGAGTGCTTCAATTAGTCCGCTCCTGCGATGCTTGGGCGATGCCAAGGCAGACATGATGGCTACGGTTAAATGCGGGTCGCTGCCAATGGCGCGAACAGGTTTGTAGATTTGTTTCAGTTTCATGGTGTTATTCTTTGATCGTGTTTAGTTCTTTTTTGTGTCTCCAGACTTCAAGCCCTCTGCCAGTATCCACAAGGGAGAAGTTGCATCCCCTCATGTCACGCAGAACGGTGCGAAGCCATCTCATTTCGTGTTCATAGTCTTCTCTGTATGGGCGAGTAAGCGGGACATGACCCAGCTTCTGCGCCTCCATTGGTGTCAACATTTCAATCATAAGTGTTATCGGAAAGTGGTTTGCCCTGCGATGAACCCTCGGGCCAAGGAATGGTCACCCATCTTGTCATCACTCAAGATTACCCATGCTAAAAAGGGATCTCCGAATCCTCATCATCCCACTTGTCTGGATGAAGAGTCGCCTTGATCACGCTTGGCTTCTGTGCCTCCCAGTCGACGATCTTGCAGTTACCAAGGATCGGGCCTTTCTCGCCTGCGGCCTTGCGTTCCTTGCTGATCTTCTGGACGACGAAACCATCGTATCCGTACTTGTCCTTCTCTTCACGAATCAGAACCGTGACGGAGAGGTATTTCTTCCCGTTCTTCGGTGACTCGTAGAGAGCGGTCTTGTCGATCTTCGTTGTGTCCAGGCTTATGTCTATTGTTTGCTTCATGGCGTATTGTTATTTGATTGCCCACTTGGGGAATGAGAGTTCTTGGATTCCTTCAACTGCCTTCGGAAACATCTTCTCCGAGACACATTTCTGGTATTTAGCTATGGCGTTCATGTACCCGATTCGCCCTTGCTCGATGAAATCACCGGACAAGTTGACGATTGCGGTTTCATAAGGCGCAGATGTTTCGACAAAGGCAAGCACAAAATTCGTGCGCTCCAGCCCCGTGGCGGCGTTGAACAGGTCTAGGTAGAGGGCGGCTTGCCAATGGTAGCCTCGGCGCACCACAAGGGACGCTAGGTCGTCAGCTTTGCCAATACTCGAAGTGGTCTTGATGTCCACCAAGTCATCCCCCGCCTGTGGCACAAGGTCGATCATCCCGCGCACCTTGGTTTCCCCGATCTGCGAGTAGACGGCAACCTCGGTCTTGTAGCCGGTGACAAATAGCGGCTGGATGTCGAGGTCATTTAAGATCGACTCCGCACATTCGTTGGCGGCGTTGAGTTGGGCTTGCGTGATGCAGATTTTACCCTGTGCCACCATTGAATCCCGCCATTCCTGTGCCGCTTTGGTACGGAATGAGTCGTATTCGCTAACGGCATAGGTTTCGGCGTACTCGGTAGGCGTGAGGGCAAGGCAATGCACAAGGCTTCCAAACTCCATCGCCGGTGTTGTCTCTTTCGGCCCACTATGGAACCATTTCCAAGGACTTTGATCAAAGTCCCAGAGCATGCTTTTGGAGACATACCCGCCCAAGTTGGAGGGGCTTGCGCCCCCCTCGTAATACTTGCGCCCGAGGTTGTAGACTAGCTTGCTCATGGTTCTACCTCCTTGGTCATTTTCTCGAATGCTTCTGCGATCTTTTCAGCGTGGGGTTTTGTGTTCCCCTTGGGCTTATCCTCAACAACCTGCGCCTCGACAACCTCGACGGGTTCAGCTTTCGGCTCGGGTTCTGGTTCAGCTACGAATGGGTTCGCCTTCGGGGTGACATTGCGCGGGGGTTCTGCAAAGTCTCGCACCTCGTCCTGCGTGTACATGCCCAGCGACATGTCCGAGGCGTATGCACGGCTCCAGAATGAAGCGGCACGATAGCGGAGCATTTGACCAGGCATGGTCAGCCACTTGCTTCCGTTCTTTGTGCTCCAGCCTTCCTTCTTTGCCATCTCCAGCGTGATGCGCTCGCCTTTGAGTTCCTCACCCGTTGCCATGTCACGCGCGACAGCGTAGCAGGATGTTGGGGTTTCGTCGTTGTCCATCACGAAGCGCAAGGGGGAGAATTTCCCGCTAGCGTTGATCATGCCGATCAGTGCCGTTGCGCTCCAGCTTGGCCGCCCGTGGATAATGGCGAGGTTTTGCGTGACCATCAAAGGGTCGAGCCTTGTGCGCTTTGCCACATTGAGGGCAATCGCGCAGTTTGCTACATTGCCGGCAAAGTCCTTGGGGACTAGGGTTCTTTGAGAGCATCATCGCTTGCCGTTGCACAAGCTCGAATGCTTGTGTTTCAGCCGCGACTTGCGCCAGAATGCCCGTGTTTTGCGGTTCGTGCGCCGCAATCGCTTCAGTTTGTGGTTGTGTCTGTTGTGTTTCCATCGTCGATTTTGTTTAGTTCGTTCAATTGTTTTGCGATGTGCGTCCCCACCGCGATGGGATCGAATAAAGGAAGTCCATCCTTCCTTACATAAGGTATGTAGCCATCAGTAGCCCAGAGAGCAACCACAGCTGGAGGCAGTTTCAAGTCATCTGCCATCTCTTGCAAGCTAAATAGTTTAATCATGGTGTTTTTTTCTTTCCTGTTATTATTGTCAAGCTGTGCCTAGGACGAGGTTCCTTTAGTTTCCGCTCATAATCGGCTTTTTTGTAGGCATCGAGTCTCCGCGCTGTCATTTCAAACATGGACAGAAGGTATTTGTTTTCCGCTATGAGTTCGGAAATCCTTTTCTCAAGGTCGGCTTTCGTGATGCGTCTGCGTCTCATGCTGTTTTTTCTTTTGGGGTTTCTTCTTCCATAGGGACTTCGTTTATTAGGCGTTGGAGGCACTCGCGCACATTGTCTGCGAATCGGTCGTCATGCTCGATCAAGAACCTTACCCGCTCCCGTGCATGCATAACCGCCCCGTGATGCCGGTCGAGCCTGTAGCCTGTTTCCTGCAATGAATGGTTTTCGCTCCAAATAGTCGCCACAAGTTGCCGAGGCTCAACCCATCGGGCGAATCGTGAGCGGCAAAGGATTTGTTCGGGTGTGACGGAAAACACTTCGGCCACGATGCGAACCAAAAACGCGAACTTGTCCGCCTCCAGATCGTCGTAGAGTTTCCAATTAACTTTCATGCGGTTCCCCCTCCGTCCATGTCGTCTTTGATCACATATGCCCCCCAGACCGCCACGGATAGCAGGCTTGAGCCGTAGAATGCCCACATTTTCCACCTTGTCGGGGCTTCGAATAGCGAATCCACGAAAAGGAAAAGGAATAGGTGACCGAAGATAGTCAAGGCCAAGATCATTTGCTTTTTCATATGGTTGGTGTTTCCATTCTCCATTCCCCAGCGCATTGGTGTTCAAATGAACCATCTCCATGATCGATCATCTCCCACCATTCATTAGTAAGCAACATCATATCTCTAGCGGGATTTGTTGATGGGGCTTCGTAGTTCATTGACTTGCTCGAAATCATCCATGTCCCAGGTTTTCCAGATGGTCTGACGCAAATGTCAATTGATGCGCCAGACTCCATGCGTTGCCTTTGCCTATCTTCAAACACTCGCTTGTCGGAATCACCAAAGCGGCAATTTCTTGCGCCCGTGATCATCCCCCTTTTGAACATCTCTTGTGCGCACCTTCTGGTCACTACTACAAGATCGCCCCAGTATGCAACTTGCATTGGTACACCCATAGATCCAAGTTGTTTTTCAAGGTTGGAATTCCACCTTTCTAGTTTGAATTTTTTCATGCCGCCACCTTTCCATTTGATCTTTCGATTCTGCGGCAATGGCGAAGCATTTTCGCAACCTCTCGCCGCTCGATGTTCACCCCGTAGCACCCCACCATTAGGGACGCATAACGCCCCCACGGGTCGCGGTTTGTGATAAGGTGTATCCTCTCATTGAATGCAGAGCTTGCCATTTGATAGTCATGCCTTGCTCCGTCTCGTTTTGCTTTTTCAAGTGTCATTTTTTCGTTTCGTTTGTGGTTTACTCCATAGACCAGTCAACATCGTCAGTCGGCGGGTCAAGGTGTTTTCGCTCCCATAGCGTCTCCAATCGGTGCAAGTCAATGCCAAGGCATGCTAGTACATCCGAGAACGCTTCAGCGTCCAGGTTGCACAATGCCGCTCGGTCATTTTCGTGGTATTCCATGTAAAGCGGGAATCGGTCGGCATCGTCCATTTCTGCGATGTCATTTACCGCTTTCTGGATGCATTCAAGCACCCAAGGCGCATCCTCAATCGCCACCCCATCGCGCATGATCGCGAGAAGCGCATCGTTTTCCCATTGTGGCCGGCTCATGGCTTGCCCTTTCCGTTTATGCTTTGCAAGTAGGTTTCCACTGGCACGGCGTAAAAGTCGGGTTTCAATAATGCAACCTTGCGCGGATCGTAAATTTCCGCCACGGCCTTTCCCGTTTGCTTGTCGATGATAACCCATGATTCAGTCATGCCGCCCCCCTTTCACCTTGGCAATGACAGCGAGGGCGTTTTGCAAGTCTTGATCGCTCATATGCCCGGTGGATGCACCAGGGGCCTTGCGTGTGTTTGTGTGTGTTCATTTTTTCGGTGGGTTAGTTTTCTATGTTCATTTGATCGGGCGTGAGTTTGCACAAGTACCCCGACCAGTAGGCGCGGACAAGCGGCTCGGTGGATTTTCGGACGATTGCCGAGATTGCTTTTAGGGTATTTTCGGGGTGTGGATACTCCCCGCTTTCAAGACCTTTTTGAAACTCCCCCGCAAGGGTGAGCGCGGGTTTTTGCGTTTTCGTTTTCATAGTTTCGGTGGGTTAGGGTTAGAATGACGAGACGACGATTCCGCCGTTGAACTCAATCAGAGTCCCGTGGTCTTGAATGTGCGAGCGAATCAACTCTTTTTTTTCCTCCTCGTCTTCCTCACCGTCCAGATCGATGCCGGCGGATTCGTAGGCGGCGGGAATCGGGCGGGCGTAGTATTCGGAGAGCCAAGTTTCCAGGTCGGCATATTCGCTCCACTCGCATCGAATTGCCACATGGTCAAACTCCATCTCCTCGCCCGTGCTCTCTTCGAGTTCTTCGAGGTATTCGGCAAGGGCAAATGCACCCGCACGGCTCCAATTCGCGTTTCCATCGTCGATCAATTCATGTGCGATATCGCTTGTGGTCATTGTTTTTTTCATCGTTGTTTTCCTTTCGTTGTTGTTGTTGTTGTTTTGTTGTAGTCTCATCAGTGCCAGCATTACTGGCAGACCGCTTACGCGGTTTCGACTTGTAGTTTATGCACACCTATTAGCAATTCAAGCGGATTTTTGATTTATTTTCAGCGGGCGAAAGGCTCGGAAGCCCGTTGGAACATTTCCAAGTCTGAAGGGCCGCCAAGCACGCCGCTTGTGACGGCAATGGCCAGGGCAAGCAATGCCACAAGGGCAACGGCAAGGAAAAGGTCGGATGTTTTCAAATCACCCCCCTTTCAATCATGCAATCCGCTTGCAAACCGTCCAACTTTGCCAGTTGCTTTGCCGTGATTGCCCCGCCGTGATACGCCTTATCACATAGGCTTTCCATGCGGTCAAATTGCTTGCGCGTCTCACAATTGCGGATTGCCCCGACAAGCTCGGAAAAGTCATGCCATGGCTTGCAAGGCATCTCAACAATGGCTTGCGCCTCTCCGCGTTCGATTGCGCCCGTGACGTGATGCTTAAGCGTGGCAAGTGTGTTCATGCCACCCCCCTTTCCATGCGTTGATTCAAATACGCCACGGCGCGCGCCAAGCGTGAAAAGCGAGCATCTGAAACACTTGCAAGTCCTTCTTGCATTGAGTCAATGAAATATCTACGGAGTTTGTTCGTTGTCATATCGTTGTTTGGTTTGGTTTGGTTTGTTATTGCTTTTCAAATTTGACGCTTGCATCTACTGGCAAGCCATAGGTTTCGCGGTCACATGACCACATTGCGCGGGCTTGTTCCTCCGTCTCCGCATTGTACCAATCCACAAAGGGCTCGGAGATGTGAGGTACGCGCGTTGTAGCTTTGTATTGGTTCATATTGGTTGGTTCTGGTTGGTGATTATGCGATTTCAGAGAAAGCTTTCTGAAGCTTAATAATTTCTTTGACGGCTGAAAGTTTTTGCCTTGAAAAATCTTTTACGATTTCTCCAAGCTCGTTTCGGTAAGTCGCAACATAACGAACCTTGCTATAGTTCTCGTATTTGTTGATTTCCCATCCGTTGATGTGAATTGTGCGGGTTGGTTTCATATTGATTGTTTGGTTCTGGTTATTTGGAGAGCTTTGCGAGCTTGCGGTCTGCCTCACGCTTTGCGCGTTCCATCAAGACAAGCAAAGTCTGCTTGTGGATGTGCGGCATGTCGGAGCGATATATTGCAACAAATGCCGAATCAAGTTCGGCTCGTGATGGAAGTGGGAATGCTTGTTTCATCGTTGTATTTGGTTATTGTTGGAGTGTGCCTTGTTTGCTGGCAACGGAATCAATCTAGAACATGGCGAGAACATTGCCAATAAAAAATGCCAACAACTTGAAAATATATTTCAACAATTCATCGAAATAAGATTGACAAGCCACGAAACCCTTTATTTCCAAGAGTTTCCCTCAACCACAAGCAATGAACAAATCTCATGGCCAGCGTTAACTTTCAAGCCCTAGGGAAAGCAAACCACTAGGGAACCAAGCTTCAGAGCCGCTAGTCATTCCCTATAAAGGTGAGGCGATGAAGTGAAGCGGAGAGAATAAGAGCGAAGCGAAACCCATCAGAATATCCGTTCACCTATTCAAGAGAAACAATCACCGTGCGCATGACAAAGACAAGATGTCTCGCATCGGTCAGCCTAGGGGAAAGCGTAATGTAATGGCTTCCCTTCCGCCTCCGGCAGGATTCTACACAGAGAATGCAAAACTTGTCCAGAAGTTTGTTCTGTGAATAAGTGTGAACAATTCCAAGCCACAAGATGCAGCGCGCGCCAGGCTAATACCTTAGCAATCCACTACAGATTGTATGCTCTAACATTAGCGCGTTACTCATGATTCCGGCACTGCCAATCCACAAGCCAAGTGCATGACTTAAACGATCGTTTACATTGCCCGCATTGCACACATGAACACTGCGCACATGAACAGGGGGGAGGGGGTCGAGTCGGAAATATTTTTATCATTGCTATCCATAAACCAGCCCCACAAAAATTCCTACAATTGGGCAGTTACCTACTATTGGAGATTGTGGGTGTGGTTCGTCGTTAGTGGGTTGGTTCCCGTTCGGGGTTATTTGTGGATAGGTCTAGTGTATTGTGCTTAAATGTGCCAGATAGGTAACATTTGTGTTTATGGTTGACATTATGTGTGGTGTTGTGGTAATTGGTTGTGTGAGCGCGAGATGGACTTGTGCTTAGAAACTTATTTATATTATGCCACGAGGCGATTCATACGATCTTCAAGGTCAAGGCGGCGGACAGGTGTACTCTGGTACGGATGTGGCTGTTGGCCCATTCCGTTGGGTTCAGACTGTTGGTGACACTAATTTCTCTGTGTTTACTGCGCCAAACATCACGAATGCTAGCGCGAAGTTGGTTGGTGTCTCTATCCCTGCGGGTATTGGCATTGGTGGCAACATCACTGGCTTTACGCTTGCTTCTGGTGTTGTTATTGGTTACCGCGCTTAATGTCCCAGTTCAGGTCTACTGGTGGGTTAGATGACGCGATTGCCGATGCGGGTGATCGTGGGTTCTATGGTGTGAACCGTAGGCTTCAGCTCAACCAGTTGAAGGAAGGTGAGGTTAGGGAGAGCCTTAACGGGCGGATGGAGGGTTACTGGAAGCCTCGTAAGGCAGTCATTGCCCAGAAGACCAGTCTGACTACTGCAGGCACCCCGTTGCGGCTGCCGTTCTATTTAATCAATACCAGCAAGAGCATTACAGCTGCCTCGGTTCTAGATGAGGTGTTGAGCCTTACAATTACTGGACATGGGTTTGCGGCTGGCAGTACTGGTTATGCTACAATCTCTGGGCTTGCTGGCAATGTTACGATTAACGGTGTGCGTGAGTTGACCTATGTTGACGCAAACACCATGAGCTGCGTTGTGACTGGTCTTACGACTATCAGTGACCAGACTGGCACGCTTAGTGCAACCTTAATCAATGACGATGTGGTTTCCGATGTTCGTGCTTCTTGCTTGTTCAGTAATCCCAATGAAACCAATAAGGAGTATATCCTTGTGGCGACGAATGCTGGGGTTAAGAAGATCGATGTTTCTAAGTTAGCTGCTACAGGCACAGAAGGGGTCACAGATTTGACCTTCCCTACTGGTATTACTTTGGATGCTGGGGTTGAGGTTTCGATGCTGCAGGTCTTCGACAAGGTGATTATCTTCCGTGGTGGGCAGTCTGCATTGCAATGGGATGGGATTGACACACAATTCATAAAGGTTCCAGGAGGCCCATACCAAGCAGGCAAGGATTACAATGGTAACAACAATATTACCATGAATAATGGGACAGCCACCATCACATTAGTTGCTGGTGACTACCAGTTGTCTAGCGGTATTGCTAAAGGTGTTGGGATTTCTTATAATGTTTCAAGTGCTACTGCTGGTACAAACATCGTTACCATTGTGACATCAACAGCTCACGGATTGACGACTGGAAACTCCGTGTTAATTAGCGGGATAACGCAATCCGCTGGGCCAGACCCTAACGGAGTGCGTGTGGTCACGGTTACCAATACCACCACTTTTACAATTCCACTTACTGGTGCTATTGGCACTTACACTGTTACTGGAGCTACGGTTCGCAAGGAAAGTAATACTATTGAGTTCCCATCTTTTTTCGATGATGGGTTTAGCCCATCTCCAGTAGATGATTTCTACAATAACGCGACTCTTTCGATTTCCGCAGCCACAAGAACAATTAATGATTATAATGGTTCTACCAAGGTTGCTACATTAGCGACTGGTTCATTTTTTCCTGATACCGAGTACGCATTTACGGCACTTCAAGATAACCCATTCTCTATTGGCCAGTCATTAAGGTTGGCTAAAACCATGTCCGTTTTTGAAGTTCTTAATGTTGGAGATATTTTGAATGTTTCAGCACTTCCAACATACAATACTTGGCAGTTTTTTACTAGCGAACCTAACGGGACTCACACAATCCACTACTCACAACAGGAGTCTATTGGCCTTGGCTTCTCTTATATGCCCGGCCCACCTTGGGCTACCTACTTCCAACGCCGCCTGTGGATGCCATATCTGTACGAAAATGGTGGCACATTGACGGCTTCGACTTACACAAATCGTGGAATTTCCGACGAGATCATTGCGTCTGACATCTTGGACAGCAATACATATGATCGGGTGCTGAATCAATTCCGTATTTCTGGTGGCACTGCCGATTATACCGTGGCTATGCACGGGTACTACGACGATGCATTGGTGGTAATGAATCGCAACAGCATCCATGCGGTTGTCGGTACTCAAGGGAGCCTTGCAGACACCGTAGTTAAAGAACTAACCAGTGAGGTGGGCTGTTTGGCTCGCAAGTCCGTGGTGATGCAAGCCAACAACTTGATGTTCCTGTCTGATAACGGGGTTTACGCCCTCACCTTCTTTAACGATTACAACCTTCGTGGCACTGAGGAACCACTTTCCAAGAACATCCAGCCATATATTGACCGCATCAACGCCAGACTAGCTGGAAATGCTACTGCGGTTTACTACGACAACAGATACTACCTCGCGGTTCCGCTGGATTCCGTAGCGGGTGCTGACGATGCGTTAGGGAACAACGCTATTTTGGTATTCAATTTTTTGAATAAAGGCTGGGAGTCGCTCGACACTTACGGAAGTTCTGGGTTTTTGATCACAGACTTTGTAGCCGCTGGGGCTGGAGTGCGAAATGACCTTTATGCCGTGTCGTCTAGTGGTGGCATCCACAAGATGGAGGCAGTTGACTCTCCAGCGGATAGCATTTCAGCCGAGTTTGGTAGTGCTACTATTGATTCTGAGCCAATCAACGCCTCTCTAACTACCCGTGGGTACGACTTTGGGACTCAAGAGCGCAAAAGGTTTACGGATGCTCAAATACAAATGCAAGCACTCGCTGGAGATATAGCTGAATACCAAATTGCATTTGCGGCGGAAGATCCAGATTCATCTTATCCCATTGGAACTACAACCAACTTTTTTGGAGGAAGATACGAAATTGTAAATACTCCAACTGGACAGCAATACCAATTAGTTGGAGGTGATGTTGTACAAGCAAACTCGGCCGGGGAATCTGAAACTGCAACAATTAGATGCAGACTTGGTGGCATTCGCGGCTATACGGGAACTATGATCTTGACAAGAACTCTAGGCTCCCCCAAGGTGCATTCCGTTAAAATATCAGGAGCGGTTTCTAACCGTGCAATTATATCACAGAAATAATTTATGGCAGTCGTCAATACATCTAGGACATTTACCAACAACGAGCAGATCACATCTACGAAGCTCAACCAAATAATGGATGAATCGTCGTTCATTAGTGACGCTATTGTTGCAAATCAAGGACTTCAAATTACTGCTGGTGGCCAAATGCAGATTCCAAATAGCGGGATAAAGACGGCATTGATTGGTGACAATCAAGTAACTACCTCAAAGATTCCAGATTCAGCTATCACTACAGCAAAAATTGCAGATGGGGCAGTAACTACAATTAAGATTCCAGACTCAAACATCACTACGGATAAAATTGCGAATTCAGCGGTAACAAATAGCAAGTTGAGTTTGGATTGGGTTTCATTCACACCAGTTTTCACATTGGTAAGTGGTGGTTCCGTCGGCAATGCTGTACGAGTTGGTAAATATGCCAGAATTGGCAACACTGTTGTTTTTTGGGCATCGTTTACATATGGATCTACGACAAGTTTCTCTGGATTAAGCGAAATCGAAATGACGCTTCCAGTAGCTGCTACATCTGATCTTCGTGGTGTGATAGCAAATGTTATTCTATATGACTCGTCAGCTTTCACATCATATCCCGGTGGAATGTTTATTAAAAATACAACAACTGCATTTGTGAAGTGTACATCAACGAGTGGGAATTATGCGGTGTATCATCCAATATATGGGTTTCAACCTTTTCCTTTCTTTACAGGTGATGTTATTCAGATTAACGGCACTTACGAGGCAGCATAAAAACATGGCAATCCAATGTGAATAGATTACTAGAATCAGCCAATGACTTTTACAAAAAACACAATCAAGACCTTAAAGATGTTTTGTCTCGGCATCTATGTCATGGTTTTGTTATTTGCACTAATGATGTTTTTGCGGTTGGGTTTTACAGCAAGTCTCAAGACCCAATGGTTCCATCAAAAGATTCAGATTGCGACACGATTTTCGTCACATACTTCTCTGGAAGTCCCAAGTCGCTGGCACAAGTGTTTATTCAAAGCTACAAGTATTTTGCGTTCCAAAGGCTCACAAGGAACTCGCCAGCAGTTAGGCTGATTAAAATAAAAAAATTCAATAGATAAAATTAAGTTATGTCGTCACTATCAGATAGTTTTTTTGGATCTACCAGTAGTTCAGATTACGCCGTAGATTATGAAAAAGCAACACAAGGAGATTTAACATCTGATATAAGTAAACTTCTTGGTGCGTACAAATCAACTCAAGGTGATGTACTTGATTTTGAGAGAACATATCGACCGCAATATGCTGCTCTAAATATATCAGATATTGGCCAATATGGCACTGGGTATTCCCAACTTGGAGGTCAACTTGGATTGCAGGGCGTTAGTCAAGTCCAACAAGCTCGCATGGGTGAACTTTACGGGCAGGGGCAACTCGCTAGTGGAGCGCGTGGTGTAATGCAGGCGCTATCTCCAGAGCAAGCATCACTTGTATCTCAAGCACAACAACGGGCAAATGCCGCATATAGATTATCTCAAGGGTTGACCGCTGAGGAAACCAGATCAGCACAACAAGCAGCAAGGGAAGCAGCAGCCGCAAGTGGAAGACTTGGTGGAAATGCTGCAATTGCTCAAGAGGTTCTAAACAGGGAATCGTACCTTCAAGGCAAACGAACAGAGGCTGACACGGCTCGACAAAACGCTTATAATCAAGCATCCCAATTCTATTCTACTCCGGGGATGCAGTTGATCACCCAAACGCCAACCGGGCTTACCCTTGGTCAAAGCTATCTTACATCTGCCCAGCAATCACTTGGGGCTAGCACGCCACAACTATTTAGCTCTGACACCGCTCTTAACATTGGCGCGACCGAGCGTGGAAATGTTCTTTCTGCTAAAACTGCAACTCAAGCAAACAAAGCGAATGTTTCCGCGTCAAAAATAAGTGCTACTGGTAATATTATTAGTGGGGTTGCTCAAGGGATTGGATCAGCGGCATCAGATAGACGAGTCAAAAAAGACATCGAAAAGATTGGTGAAACCAAGATGGGTCTACCAATTTACACATTCAAGTACAAGGGAGACAATAAAACTCAAATGGGAGTTATGGCTCAAGATGTTGAGAAAGAAATTCCCAAAGCAGTATCTAGCCGTAACGGAATTAAGATGGTTAACTACTCACTAATCAAATAAAGTCATGATCGGCGGAAGAAACATATTAGGTGCTGGAGTTAACCCAAATGCGTTCAAATACGACTTCTCTGGTGCGTATGAGATAGGAAAAGCGTACGCAAGGGGAATTGAGGGTGCTGGTGAGGGTATAGCAAAAAGTGTGGAAGCCATAGGTAAAACCGCAGGCGACTACTTCAAGCAGCAGGGGGAGAAGAAGAAGCTCATTAAACAAGCAGACCTGCAAATCGACGCTGCAATTAAATTGTTCCCAGACTTGGCTCAACCACTTGAAAGCGCAAGAAATAGAATTAAGGACGAAAATAACCCACTAAATGATCGAGCCGCAGAAGCTGAGGTGGCTGCGAGTATTATCAACATGGGCATTGGAGAAATGCGCAACAGGGCGAACATGTCATTTGAGCAACAGAAGTTCGCTGCTGATCAAGAATATCGCCAAGCTGGGCTTGGAATGCAAGCCGCAGAACTTGGTGTTAGGCAGCAAGCCGCACAACAAGCAGCTGAATCTGAGGCAGCTAAAAGAACAGAGGGTGAAATTTCTATCTTCGACCCGGAAAGTGGCCGGGAAATTAAAGAAAGGGTATGGAAAGACGATTTTGGAAACGCTTACGACTATGATACTAAAAGGCCAATCATAGACACAGAAAAGTATTTCCGTGGAGAAGAAGGTGGCATGGGGGAACTTCAGCCAACATCTCAGTATGATGCAACTGGAATATCTAATGCCCTCTCAATGGTTGGTACTCCAGATGTCTCTATTAAGTCATCAATTCCAAAAGTTAATATTCCATACAATGGAGTTCCTGCACCCAATAGGTACAATAACCCCGGTGGCGCGTATCCTAGTGAGAAATTCTTAAAGTATGGACTTGCAGGAAAGGGTGTCATTGGTGATGGACACCCCGTAGGATACTACCCAAATATTGAATCTGGAATTGCCGCCAACATGGCGCACTTCAAGCAAATGAAACCAGTAGGCAAAACCGTTGGTGAAATGCGTCACTACTGGACGAAGGGTAAGTGGGGTGGGCGCACGGTTCAACCCGGAATGGATACCGACGAGGTGATCACTCAAGAAAAGCTAAACGATCCAGAGTGGATGGGCAAGTGGATGCGTACTACAGCATCAGCGGAAGGATTCCGTGGAAGCATTCCAGACGAGAAGATTGCATCTGGATTTAAGTTCTATCAATCTGGTGGAGTACCGCAAGGCCCATCTCAAACAAGCCAATCTGTGCCAACTGTAAATCTATCTGATTCAATAACCAGAGTTGGAGAGATTATACCAGAAATTGGGATGACACCTTCTCAACAATCAGATCTGGCATCACAAATAGAGCAAGGACAAAACCTTCAAACAGCGCAAGCTGGTGGTGGAATGCCCACTGAACTAAGGCTTAATCAGCAACCACAACCCGCTCAAAGACCTATTGTTAGGGGCGTTCCAGTTGGTGGTGGACAACAGCAACAAGGGACTATTATGAACGCGGAACAAGTAAAAAACCTTACTGATCGAGGATTTAAGGTGGATGCCATTCCCACTAATGATGGAAACTTCACGGTAAGTGGTGTAACCGCCGGCGGGCAAACCCCAAGATACACCAAAACTCCACAAGAGGAGCTTGAAACAAGAAGGTTAACTAATCTTGATCAATTGCAGTCTGATGTTAGAGCGACTGGAGTATCTGCGGCACAAGATATTGCCCCATTTAAAGAAATTGTCGGGCTGCTTGACGCTAGCGTAAAAACTGGTTTCGGCAGACAAACTCTAATGACGGCTAAGAAGATACTTGGGGCTGATGTTTCCAATGAAGAACAATTCCAAGCTCGCGTTGGTGAGTTGGCCATGAGAAATATCGCTCTAACTAAGGGTGCTATTAGTGATCGTGAAATGGATTACTTTAAAACCGTTCTGTCACCTAATATGGGCAAAACCACAGAAGGCAACAAAAAGATCATTGAGTTTAAGCTTAAATATGCTGAACGAGCAGCTACAATAGCAAAGATTATTTCAAAAATGCAGTCTCAAAACGCAGACCCGTATGTTATCCAGTCTGAGATTGACAAAATTATTGAATCAACTCCACTTGTGACTGTAGGGTCAACTCCAACAAGCCCATCAAGTCAAGCTGAAGCTGACGCATCGTTTCTTCAAGGATTCCAGTCTGGAGAATAGAATTTAATAAAATGGCGAAAGAGGAAAATCAAGCATTGCTGGCAAAAGATGTGCTAGTAAGAAATAACGAATTTCTTGCATCCAGATTTGGAGAACAAGGGGTTAGGCCAATATCTTCAATTCAAGATATGATTGGTCTTGGGTTAGCTCAAGACGAGAAGACCTTGACTCCAGAGGGTCGTCGATACAAGGCTCTGGTTGACAAAGGATTCATCAACAGGGATGGATCAATGACCACTAAGGGCGAAGCGTTTACTGCAAACCTGGACGAGCTTACCGATCCTACCGCTTATTTGGATGGCGGGATGAGCGATGATGCCATTGACCCTAAAAAAGCTGAGTTGTACGCAATACGCAAAAAAAGCGGGATTGACGCGCAACCAGAGCGAACATGGACAGAGGCATTCAAGGAATTTGGTGAAGGTGCTATAGCCATTGGCAAGGGCATAGGACAACTCGTTACTCCACCAATTGCTAGTTTATCTGAATCAGAGACAATAAAACAAGCGTACGAAAAAGACATCGCTAAGAAATCTGAAGCAATTGATTCAATTCTTGAGACAGCGGTAACAAGTGGAGCGAAGTTAACTAGGTTTATTGATAGGCAAAGACTCAACGCAGCTGTGTCTATGGGTAATATACCCCAAGAACAAGCTGACGAGTTGAATAAAAAAAGGGATTACAAGCTGGCTCTTATTGAAAGATCTCAAAAAGACATGGATGCGGTTGAAACCGCAAGTTTGATTGGGGCTGGGGAGCAAGTTCTTGATGCGCAACAGTCAGCAAAATCTCAATATGTGGCTGAACTTGGAGAAGAACAAGGCCTAAAAAAATACGAGGAGGACATTAACAGCGTTCGCGCTGCCGCAAGTCTTCCAGCAGATGTGCCAGGTATTGCTGTAGGTCTAGCTACGGCTGGACTTGGAGCTGGCGTTAATATCATCAGAACTGTTCGCAAAGCAAACCAAGCAAAAAGGGGAATTGAGATTGTCAATTATGGTCGTGAACTCAATGCCGCTAGATCTAGCGTTTTAGCCGATGTTGCTAAACTATCTGATGAGACAGCGGCTGTGTCTGGTCAACTTGATGATGCGATTCGCATTGGGGCTACGGAAAAAGCAACAGAACTTACTAAGAAGCTGGATGACCTAACGACTCAATCGCAAGCAGTCCAAACCCGCCTTGGAATTATTGATGACGGCATCCAGAATGTAAGTAAGACCGCAAATCAACTTGAGATTGGTTTGGATACAGCTAAAACGGCAGGAGATGCTGTTCGCACAGTTGCGTCTGGGGCAACCAAAGGCATGGCAAATGGTGCTGAAAAACTTGGCAATGGTGTTGCTAGGGTTAATGGCTTTTTGAGAAAAGTGGAGAGAAGTGTATTTAGATACAGAATCCCATCTCTAATTGCTACAACGCTATCTATTCCTTTCCCACAGGCGGCAGCAGGATATGTCGGAGCAAGACTTGGATTGATGGCTTCGGTTCCAGCTCTTCGCAAGATGTCAAAATTTGGTAATGCGGTTAGCGAGGAATTGCTCCAAAGGAGTAGCTCAACACCGTTCTTCCGCCGCTTGGCCGCAAACGAAAGTGTTGGCGGTATCGGTAGGGCTGTCGCCACACTTGGTGATTACTCCACGCCGCTGGTGAGAGGGTTTGCGAGCATGGCTAAGGGTACTGCTCAAGCTGCACCTGCTACATTCTCATACAACGCGATTAACTCTCAAGGAATTGACGAAAACACGCTTAAATACGCCGCCCGTGATGCATTGGTGTTTGGTGGACTTGGCCGAGTCATTGGTGGCAAAAAGGACATGGAGCAGGTCAACATTGACCAAATGACCAACTATCGAAATAAGCTGGATGCTGACCAAATAGCCGTGTTCGATGGACTAAAAGACCGTGACTTTAGGTATGCGCTTTCAAACATTGATGCGGCATACCCTGGGTCGTTCAAGTGGGAAATCAACACTACTGGCAATAACAAGTTTGACCCTGTTGGACAAAAAGCCGTTGTAAACATTAACGACAAGGTTGGGTTCTTGAAGGAGGTGGCTATGCACGAAGCTGGACACATGATTCAGCATGTGTGGCAAAAGGATAGCGCAATTGTAGCTCGAATGTTGGGAGATGACACGCAGAGAGGACTTGTTCGTAATCCAGATGGAACTTTAGACCCAGAGTTTAAAGCGTGGGCAGACGAATACAACAACCTTCGTGAGCAGAATGATATGACACCAGCGGCCTTGGATGAGCTTGCTGTTGAGTATTACACCGATCAAGGTGTACAGACGCTTCTAGAGGATACTCTTAAAGGTAATCTTTACAAAGAGTCCCGCAAAACCCCACTTCGTCGTGCCATTGAAGGTAGCTTTAGAACATTGTTTAATGCTACGCCTATTGTCAAAAACCTACACTTCAAGATGGGTGGAGCCACTGATGCCGGTGGACGCATGGTGATGGGGACAGGATTGCTTGCTGACGGGTTTAGGGAGCTGCCAGAAGTAAAGGCGATGGTGCGCCAAATGTACCGAGAAACCGCTGGCAAGCCAAAAGCAGCGAGAGTCCAGAAGGTTGTCGATGTTAAATCCGATAACCCTAAGCACTATCAAGCGACAAGCGTTTTAGATCAAGTTAATAAGCAAATCGTAGCGCGTGGTGAGAAGTTGCCAAACGGTGTCCTTATTCCAGACAAGAACGGCAACGGAGAAGGAATCCTTACTGATGACCACCTAAAGGCACTAGAGGAAGCTGGTGTTATTGACAATGGCGAGTTTGGTAAGGCTTTACTACTCCAATCTGAAATTGAAGCTCCAGTAAATCATGGTACTCTTCTTGTCAATAAACCAATCAAGCAAGGTCGTTCAGAGCAATTTGGTGGTCTTACTGAGAACTATGTAGTTCCTACGAAATGGGTGTTGAAAAAAGGTCGCTTGTATCTCGAGGCAATGGACTTGCGCCAGCTTGAGAAGAATGTTGACCGCGCAGTTAAAAACAAGATTGCTAAGGAACTAAACCTTACTCGCAAGAAAATCTACGAAGATATTGAGAAGTCCGTTGAAATTCAAAACAAGGGTGGATCGACTGATGCTTACTATCAAAGCGTAGATCCCAAGAACTGGCAGAAACGGAAGAACTTTATCAACTCCGTTCAAGGTCAACAAACAACCCGTCAACTTGGAATCAACCCAATGATGCAGAAGGTGTCTCCAGATCTTGTGACTGGTATCTACCGAACATTTGCATTTGACCGACTTCAAAGCGCAATCAAGACTTCTGGCGATGTTGTTATCCCATACGGCCCTACATCATATTACAGCCTTCGTGATAACTTGATACCCCAGTCACCAAGATTTAATCGAAATGGTGAACTTGCTCCAGAGCAAAATAATGTTAGCACCGCGCCCAAAAAGATTGGATACAAAGAAATTACTAATGAAATTAAGAATTTCCCAACATCTAAAAACAAAGAACCAATACCAAATGTTTCTTCCATTACATCATCACTAGATAAATTTGAAGAGATGGGGACTAGAGATGTCCCGATAGACTTTATTATTGATACTCAAGATAAAAAATATCCCACATATTTTATTGGTGGAAAAGAAAAAACATTAGAGCTGGCGGAATCAATAAAGAAAAACGGAATTCAATCACCAATGATTTTGGTTTGGGAGAATGACAAATATCCATATGTTCTTGAAGGATCTAGTAGGTATGATGCGTTGCGTGTGTTAAACGCCAAAGGTGAAAAATTGCCAGAAACAGTTCCAGCGTTGACTATTGTTGACACCTCTAAAGACTCGAGATACATGCCGCAAGGCAAACCAAAAGCAACAAGGCTTGCCGCTGAATTGGCTAAAAGGTCAAAAGTGCCATTGTCAAAAGTACAAGGTTCTGGCGCAGGTGGGTCAATCACGCCAAATGACATTCGGGCTTACATTGGCGAGCAGGAAGGCAAATTTAAGCCATTAGCGTTCCAGAAAGAGCCACCTATGGCGGTCGATCCAACAATCTCTGATTTAGTTGGAAGCGAGGTTGAGTTCCAAGGTCGTGTCGGTACTGTTGTAGATGATGGTGGGAGGCCAGTCCTCCAAGATGCAAATGGTGTTATTTACGAGCTTCCGTTTGGTTATTTTACCGATCAGGGTTCAAGGCAACTTGGAGTAAGACCCACTGGCAAGCGAGTTGTTGACAAAACAATCTAATCAAAGAGTTTGAAGAAACCTCAAGACAAGAGCTTCGTGACATCTTTGGATACATTGACGACACGACCGATAAGATTGTTGAGCTTGCAGAACTTGGGAATTCCGTTAAAAGATCAAAAAACCGCAAATCTGAGATTGTTCGTGAGACTCCAGAGTTTCAACAGTATGTCCGTGGCGTGACTGATCAACAAATTTTGCAAGCATGGGACAGAACAGAAAAGGCTCTGAATCGAGCAAAACAATCGAAAAACATAAATAATGAAGACATTAAAGCCATTATCGACAAACTCGAAGGAGACATCAGAAACATTGAGAAGCTCGCAGAAGCCATTGATGTTCTCAAACAGCAACGCGTTTCTCGTCCGTCTACTGGCCAAGAAGCAACGACAGCAGTATCAGGCACAAGCCAAGCCGATTTAATGTCCCAAATGGAAGCCGATGCCAGGGCGGCTGGTGCGAAACGCAGAGCGTCAAGCATTGGTACGCCGAGTCGTAGGTTGGCAACACCGAGCATTTCCGAGTCTTATCGCAGGACTGGTAAAGAATATCGCAATCCAGCTCTTGCCAGAAGCATTTCTCTTGCTATAAGTGGGCAGTCGCAAGAACGCGACCAAAACAAATGAGCGACGAAGACCTATCAGCGATTGATAGTAAAGAGGCGATGAAAGAGTTCTTCCTTGAGGTCAAGGAAAGGGCTAAGCAATTCCCTCGGAACACTATCGAGAACTACAACCCGAATGTGGCGGCACAGATCCTCTGGATGCTGGCGCAGGGTGGGCGTATCAATGCTATTGCCAAGAAATGCAGGGTGACGCATGAGACTGTTCGTGCGCTGGAGTGGAGGCATAACGATACGCTGGAGTCAAAGCGCAAGGAGTTCTCCAAACGCTACGCTATTGCTGCTGCTGAGTACACAGACCTTTTGTTCGAGAAGGCAGAGCAACTAAGCCGTGATCCAGACCAACTTAAGGCTATCTCACCAGACCGATTGGCGTTGACTATTGGCATTATGACCGATAAGGCTGGACAGCTCTCTGGCATGGCGAGTACCATTGTCGAGCATCGCAAGGGGCCGTCTATTGACGATGCCGCCAAGATGATTGCAGAGGCAAAGTCCAGGATTGCCAATAAAGTCAAAACGCAAGCGGTAGAGGCCGAAATCGTAGAATGATACAAGAACCAGAATCCAGATACGCTGATTACGCCAAGGATGGAGGCAACCTCGTTCGGCACTACATGGTCGAGCATGACGGCGTTCAGCACAAGTGCCACACCAGCGTTTACGCTTCGTATTTAGCAGAGAAGTTCAACGCTAAGATTTGGAATGTGGTGCTGGAGAAGTTCGTTAAGCCCTTCATTGGCGTATGCAAGTATTGCAAGAAGCGTCGAGAGCTTCACTTTGTTGACGGGAATAGAGGGTCTTTCCCATCGGAGGAAGATACATTTGGATGTGAGGAATGCGGTAGCGTTTATAGGATTGTTGACATTTTCATGGAGACAGACGCATACAAAACCAAGTAATGCAGTGGCGCAAACACCCAATCCTCCAGCCTCCCAGCGATGACGAGGTAGCCTTGATGGAGCCAGATGATCTCATTGAGCTTCATCGGATCTACCATGAGGCCATCGAGAATGCCGAGAAAGACCCATTCCGCTACGGGTTTAGGCTTCCGCATTGGGAGAAAGCTGAAGAGCAATTGTCGCAAGTCTCTGAGGTTTTAGCACTCGGGGGAAACAGCGGGAAAACTGCGTGGGGATCTTATTGTGTAGTCAAAGCTGCCATCGAGAACCCAAAGTCAGAGATCTTCTGCTTTGCCCAGACATCGGAGGTGAGCATCCGCCAGCAGCAAAGCGCGGTGTGGAACTGGTTGCCGCATGAGATGAGGACAAAGCAAACCTCGGCTAACGCCTACATCTCGTACACGAAAAAGAACGGATTCACGGATAACTCGTTGATCCTGCCGAATGCTTCGCAGATCATCTTTAAGACCTACTCTCAGTATCAGAATAACCCAACTATCCTAGAAGGTGCGGAGCTTGGTAGCCGTGACCCCCAGTGGCACAACATCGGCGTATGGTTGGACGAATACCTTCTTGGTAACGAGCTTATTGACACCCTGCGATTCCGTCTTGCTACCCGCAACTCCAAGATGCTGGTGACATTCACCCCGATTGACGGGTGGACTGAAGTGATTAAGGAATACTTAGATGGGGCTACAAGCGTCCAGAGCGTCGAGGCTGAGCTGCTCAACGGTGAGCTTGTCCCCTATGTCCAACGGAGTAAGAAGCGCAACGCCAGCGTCCACTACTTCCATTCCAAGGATAACCCTTTCGGTGGCTACGAGCGAATCAAGGAAACCCTAGTTGGAAGGCCTCGGGAGGAGATTCTAATTCGCGCGTACGGGGTTCCAGTTAAGTCCCACGCCACCAAGTTTCCCAAGTTCAATAAAGAAGTCAATGTTGTCCAGCCATCAGAGATCCCAACTACGAATGTTACTCGCTATCAGATTATTGATCCAGCGGGTGCGAAGAATTGGTTTATGGCTTGGATTGCTGTGGATGCGTCTGGTACATTTTGGGTATATCGTGAGTGGCCGGGTGTCGATGTAGGTGACTGGGCTGAGTGGAAGGGTGGGAAGTGGATGCCAGGACAAGGGGCTAAAGGACAGGGTTTTGGTATCCGTGACTACATGGACTTGATTGCCGAGCTTGAGGGTGATGAGAAGATCTTTGAAAGACTGATTGACCCTCGGCTTGGAGCGGCAAAATACCAGTCTGCGGATGGGGCATCCTCTATCATCGAGGATTTGAATGATGCCGGCATGGTTTGTATTCCAGCTCCAGGGTTAGACATCGACGATGGACTACAGGCACTTATTGGCAAGATGTCATGGGACACCACTAGACCTGCGGATTCGGTCAACCGACCGCATTTCTATGTCTCTTCAGAGTGTGAGAACATTATCCAAGCGTTGTCGGAATACACGGGTGATGGGGGTTTGAAGGAAGCATGGAAAGATCCAGTCGATGTTCTGCGTTACGCCGCCATTGCAGGCATAGATCATGTTGACGAAACCAGAAATCTTGCTACAAGACAAGGAGCTGGAGGCTACTAACAAGCTATGAAGACTCAAAACAAACCGATAGTTGCCGAGGAACTTATCATTGACTGCCTAAAGGAAGCGTATCTCAAGAGGGCGAAAATGGAAGAATATGGAAAAACCCCTAGACTTACAGAGGAGATTGAGACTCTTGAACATGCGATTCGATACATGAAATCTAAACTAAACCATGAAAACAGCACCAACTAAGAAAGCAGCAAAGCGCGGTCGCCCACCAAAAGCTAAGCCAGAAACCCTTGATTCCCCCGTGGAACCTCAAGATGACACCACCTATGAGGGTGATTATCTAGTTATCCGCAAATGCCCAAACCCTAGTTGGGTAATGGTTCGCATGGATGGTGAGGCAGTCCCAGTTAAGGCTCCACCTCGGGTTTCGCACAAACTAGTTGGCAAACCTATAAAAGTTGTTATGATACGCCCCGAAGTAGGCGAGCAGTTCTACGAATACATGCCATCATGAGCGCACCAACAGAAGAGCAAGAAGAGTCGATGATCTACGCCGAGGACGGACCTAATGTCATGGCGTTGGCTGATGCCTACGACAATTGCCTTATTGACTTGGAGGAATACTTTGAGGCTTGCTTGCGCTCGTATGATGACCGCCGTAACCTTTGGCCGGGTAAATCAGACGACCTCCGTAAACAAGCCGCAAATGCCTTTCCTTGGCAGGGAGCTAGTGATATTGAGGTCAATGTCGTCGGAGAGCGTATCGACGCATTTGTGGCTATCCTGGACCAAGCATTGCAGCGTTCCCACATTAAGGCGTTCCCGACATCAATGGCATCTATGCCACGGGCTTCAATGGTGTCTGGGTTCCTCAAGTGGATGCGCTCCACATACATCCCGAACTTCCGTCAACAGATGGAATTGGGTGCTAATTATCTGCTAGAGAAGGGGTTGATGGTGTCGTATGTCGGATGGAAGCGTGAAAAAAGGACATATTTGCAACAGGTATCCATCGAGGAAATCGCACAAGTCTCCCCCGATCTAGCGGAACTTATTGTTAGTGGTGCTGATGACGAGATGGTATTCGGTATGCTTCAGACAGCATTCCCCGACCTGTCGTCAAAGCGTGCAAAAAAAGCCATTATGGATCTTCGCAAGAAGGGTTTGGCTGAAGTCTCTGTTCCTCGTACATCGGTAGATTGCCCAGTAGTTTACTCATGCGCCCCCGATGGCGAGGTTCTTTTCCCATCGTATGTGACTGATCCTCAACGCGCTCCGTATGTGTTCTGGCGCACATTCCTAACATCTCAGGAGCTTGAGAAAAAAGTAACCTCCGAGGGCTGGGATGCCGATTGGGTTGAGAATGCTATCGAGCGGCTTCGTGGTAAAGATTCCATGTATCTCGACGGCGAGAAGCTCAAGACAATCGACCGCTTGCCTATCACGGACGACAACGACCTAGTAATGGTGGTGTATGGCTACCAGCGTTTGATTGACGAGGAGGACGGTTCTGAGGGCATCTACTGTACGGTCTTCCACCCAACCACAGAAGGTTTCGCCAAACACGAACTCCTTAACGGCTATGACGACTACCCCTTTGTGGTTACGCGCCTATCGAACGACCAGAAGCGCATGTACGAAACCCAGACCTTCTCGGACATCCTCCGTGGAGCGCAAATGCAAATCAAGACCGAGCGTGATTCTCGTATTGATCGTGCTTCTCTGGCTACTCTCCCTCCATTGCTGCACCCGGCTGGTCGTCCTCCCTCTGATTGGGGGCCAGGAGTAAGGGTTCCGTATCGCCGCCTTGGTGAGATCCAATGGGGGCCACCGCCTCCAGCTGACAACGGTTCTGTTGAGGTTGAGGTATCCATGACCGCACAGGCAGACCGTGCCGTTGGTCTGGATATGTCCAACCCAATCTCCGCCTCACGCCAGCAATTCGTGGTGTCTAAGTTCTTGGATCATGTCCGCGATGTACTGAACATGGCGTGGAAGTTGTATCAGAGAATGGGGCCAGATGAAGTGTTCTTCCAAGTTACTGGCAATCCCAACCCACAGGTGATGACCAAGGGTTCGGCTGATGAAAACTTCAGCATCGTGGTCAACTTCGACTCACAGAGCAACGACCCAGAGACTGCCGAGACGCAGCTCAAGAACATGGTGTCATTGGTGCAGCTAGACCGCAACGGCATCATGGATGTGAATAAGTTGCTTGAGTTCACGGCATCCAGCATCAACCCAATCTTTGCTGACTATGTTCTCCAGCCAGCAGAGGAGGCACAACAGAAGGTTCAAAAGAATGTCACAGATGACCTTGCTAAGATCTTCGCCGGCATCGAAGTTCCCGCCCAGCCTAATGGCGCACAGATGGCAATGCAGATGATCCAAGCGTATGTCCAGCAACCAGACATCATGCAACGCGCACAGCAGGACGAGGCGTTTGGTGCAAGGCTTCAGAAATATATGGAGGCTTATCAGTTCCAATTGCAACAAATGGAAAATGCCGAAATTGGTAAAATTGGAGTTCGTCCCGCCCAAATGGGTGGAATCATAACGCAGAACATGCAGCAGTAATGGACTCCTCTATTAGATTAAAACATGGGCAAGTTGACGAGAATACTAAACTTGTATTCTGGCGTTACGAGCAAAACGGAAAACAAAAATGGGTGACATCAGAGAAGTTCCTATCCATGCGCGATGCTGCAAATAAAAACGCCAAAACGAGATATTGGTCAAATGTAGAGAAATCTAGAGCAACCCTAAGAGAATGGCATCATGCCAATAAGGAGAAGAAAAGTAAGTCATTCAAAAACTGGAGCGAAAGAAATCAGCAAAGAATCAGAGGTAATCGACTGATGCGGCAATATGGTCTAAGTAATGAAGACTATATTTCCATGTATGAGTCGCAACTGGGGCTTTGTGCTATCTGCAACGAATCCCAACAAGGAATTACCAAAGACGGAGAAGAACGCTTTTTGTGCGTTGACCATTGCCACAAAACTGGCAAAGTCAGAGGTCTTTTGTGTGCCAGATGCAATGCTGGACTCGGACAATTCCAAGACAACCCAGAGTTTTTAATTAACGCATCAAAGTATTTGGTGCAAACCCAACAAATGCAACAAGGATAACTTATGAAAAAAGGTAAATCATGTGGCTGCGGCCACGAAAAGATGGAGCGTAAAGGCAAAGGTAAAGGCTATGTCGAGGTTGAGATCAAGATGAGCCGTGTGCCTAAGAAAACAGCTAAGCGCAAGTAAGCCATGACACCGATACCGAAACCAACCATCCAAGTAGCCGTAGAAGCCCTCCGTGACCGCGAGGAGTATGCCGCCATCCTTCAGTTCATCCACGATGAGCGTGAGAAGTTCTTTGGAGATTTCCGCCAAGCAGAATCATCGAATGATGTGATGAAGCTCGCAGGAAGCATCTCTACGCTGGATGAGCTACTCTCAGTGTTATCCTAACAACCAATATAGAAAATAATAAATAATGATGAATCGCCAAGGCCTTAACAAGGCAATCTCCAACAAGATGCAGTCAATGGGTGGCATGAATGCCATGAAAGCCCAAGCCGCAAAAGCAATGCCTACAAGCATGTTCTACCGACCAGCCACATCTCAGAATAAAGCTCGTGGAACAATGTCATCTGCTACCTACTCACAGATTCCAGCCTCAATGAGCGGAATGGGTCAGTCTGGTATGGCAGCTCAAGGAAGCCAAGCTGGAATGGGAATTCCGCAACCACAAGGGAGCTTTACTGGCCCTGCTGGAGTTGGGCCGAAACGGATAGCTTGACAAACCCGCTGGAATGGTCTAAGCATTCCCCGCACGCTAGCGAAGACTTGATCGTTGTAGGTAGCGTGTGTTTTGTTTCATCGTTCGTTTCATAGTTTCACCCTCGGGAGGTTAAAATCTCTCGGGGGTGTTTTCTTTACGCCATTAGGACGATCTTATCTTTAGCGTCTTGCTCCTCAATCAACTGATTAAAGTCACGGACATGGTGGGCGTACTCAATGTCTTCGTAATAGTCTTCAATTATCTCAAGTCTCTCGCGCCTTCTCATCTTTCTTATCGCGTGTTGCTTGAGTTGATACGCCCTACCAGTCGTTATGCCCAAGAGCCGACCAAGTTGAGCTGGTTTTAGGTCATCGTTCTGAAGGATAAATATATCTCGCTTATCAATCCCAGACTCCATGATCTGCATCCAAAACCCATCCAGGCTTATCTCGCATCCATTGGGGAGCTTCTCGTCTTTTCCGATAAGTGTCAGCTTCTTTTTAAGTTGTCGTTTTTGGATATCGAGTTGATCAATGTTGCCTCTAATCGTATCAATGATTTGGTTGATCCTAACGATCTTGCCCTTCTCGAACTCGATTTTCCTATCCACCGATCTGATTTCCTTTTGTATTTGTTCTGCATTCATAGCGTTTCGAGGCTTATTTTATAGGGTGTTTTGTAGCGTTCAAGAATAATTTTAATTATTTTTCATGGTGTATGGCATCACCAACGGTTAAGTTGACTTACACTTGACTTACACTTGTGACCTTTAATTAAGACAGTCACCTCGCTTACGCTCGATCAAACTTCCCTCCGAGAGGAAAAAGACACACCAACCTCTTAGGGCTGTGTTAATAAACCCTATGATTCGTGGTCTACCATGTGGAACCCCTATTTCTAGAGACCCAATTCGGTTGTGCGCTCTTCCCCCCGCTTCGGATTAAAGCCTATAACGGACGCTGGATGATAGGTTGGAATCAGAGCCAGCCGCGAGCCTAATGGTAGTGAAGTATTCTCATACCCCTTTGCCCGTCCTAATGGCTGTCTTGTTCCACTAGGAACTAGCACCTTGAAAAACAAAGGGCTAGCACGAGGAGGTCGGAGTACTCGTGCCAGCCCTAGATCCATTGCTCTACGCGCCGGAGGGGTGAATGGTGACGTGAATCCTACTTCGTCGTCAACGCCAAAATACCACATTCTTACCCCTAGTCAATAGGAAATCTTTAAGGTCGCAATTTGCGGCCAAGGGTTAGACCAACCCCAAAGATGCATGCTTAGCCCGAAAGACACACGCTAGACGGGAAAAGACGCATGTTTTTGCGTCAAATCTTGTGACAAAAAGTACCCAGTATTTGTCACGGTTTTGTCAGAAAAACTACACATTATTTCTGACATAATGCGTCAAGTCTAATACCTTACCAAACTACTTGACTTAGTAAGGATTAAATGCTTGACTTCACTCATCGCCACCGCAGGGCGTTAACCAGCGTACAAAATGACTAATACCAATCAAGCTAACGCCGAGGCTGAAGAATCGGTGGACAATATCTCATTCGAGGAGCTTATCGCTCGGAGAATTGGGGAAGCAACTGCACCAGAGGAGACCGAAGAGGAACCCCAGGATACCGAGGAAACCGAAGAAACCGAACCTGCCAGTCAAGATGACGAGGAAGAGGTGGAGGAAACCGAGGAAGAATCCGAGGAGGAATCAGAGGAAACCGAGGAGCAGTCAGACATAGACCTGTTGAATCTCTCGCCGGAGCAGATCCAAGAGCTTGCCAAAAAAGGTAAGAGCCGCCTCCTTCAACGGATTGGTGAACTCACCGCCCAAAAGCGAAC